CCCCGGCACTGGCGCCTCGACTCCCACCCCCCCGCCGCTGGCGGCAAGCCCGGCACCGCCCACCGCTAGGCCGGCGCGGCTGGCCAGGGTAGCGATGCTTGAGAAGCGGCTGGCGACACCACCAAGCGGGCCATGCAGCACCGCCGCGTTGCTCGCCGCGTTGCGCATAGCCCCAGCGAAGCGATCCGTCTCACGGGCCGTAGAGCGGGCCTCCCGACCGCCGCGTTGGGTCTCTTCGCGCAGTCGGCGTACCTCGCGCACACCTTGCTCAGTGCCTGCACGCAGATTGCTGGAGTCCGCCGTGAGGCGTAGTCCTAACTGGAGTTCACTCGAGCCCGCCATAAATCACCTCAAGCCTTCAGTTGCGCTTCAGCCATGGCGGTAGAGAAGCTGTCGCCGTAGGCACGCGCTATTGCCGGCACCATCCCTGTAATATCCAGCAACTGCCGGAATGCCTCAGGGCTGAAGGGGATTTCCCGATCCTCTCCATCACAGACATCACGCCACCCTGTCACAAGCGTCTCCAGCCGCTCAGCGATGCGGGAGTCACGCTCGTCATCGCTGAGATTCGCATCGGCCTGAATGGCGTTGAGATCCCGCAGCAGCTCACGCCACTGACGTGAACCAAGGTCCTTCACTCTAAGCACGAAGCGGTATTCACCCGCCTCGGGAGGATCTGCGGCATGCTTAACCATCAGTGGCATCCAGAACTCTCGCTTACCAAGGTTCAGCTTTTTCATGATCGCTCCTTGCTGTGATGTCCGAGGAACTCAGGGCTTAACATTCGCACTGCTGTAGGGTGGGGGTTCACTGGCTGGGTCCCAGCACCCGAGAACGAAAGCGGACCGTGAAGCGCGGCTCGGTGGCCGTCTTTTCCCCTTCGTTCACCAACAACCGCCAGGAACCCCCATAAACGCCTTGCCTTCATCGACAGGACGGAAATCTCACGCTCTTGAGTCGCTGCGGCGCAGCTCCCGCTGCTCTGTCAGGATGACGTAAATCTGCTTTTGAGAGAGACCGAATTCAATGGATAGTTCGTACATATTGTTGCCGTTGAATCGCGCCCAAATTTCGCTGTCGCGCAGCGCTCGTTTCAGTGCTTCGCCTTTGGGAAGGTAGAACACTCGCCCACCATGCAGGAATGCCAGTGCCTTGATCACAACCTGGGCTAGCTCAGCGGCTTGCGGCTGTTCCACTCCATGGTTGACCAGTGCCTGTGATGCGGTTTCGGTCATTTCCACGAGTCTTCCCGGCCACTTGTGTTCTTGCTTCTGCTCTCTCACTGCTTCCCCCTTGCTAACTCACTGAGCGTTTGCTGTAGCGGTCAGCTGGGCTAACCCTCGCGCGCCCGCTCTTGGAACAATGCGGCCAGGCCTAGCGCCTCGAGCAGCTCAAGCTGTTCCTGGCGCGCCTGGTGACGGGCTTCCGAAGAAACGATTTCCAGGTTGGAGTACAGCACCTCATTACCGGCAACGGTGTGCTGTGCCTCTCTCAAGGCCTGAAGGGGTAAGGTGGGAATCATCAAGCGCGACCACTCCCCCGAGAGCACTTGCGTTTTGCTGGCCCCCGGAACTGCCGACGTCAGCAGTTCGGCGATCCCTTGGAGCTGGCGACAGCTAAGTTGCAGCGCCTGGGCATTGGCTAGATACTCTTCCGCAACTGCCTCTGCGCGGGCGATCAGCAGTTGCTCGATCACCTCTGGGCTCTGAGCGATCAGTGCATCACGCCGGGCCTGAGCTGCCGACAGTCGACGTTTCAAGCCAGCCAGGGCCTGGGCGTTGTCACGCTCCTGCCCCAGCGCAGTGGCCTGGTGGCCATCACTGTCGCTCAGGATCTCTTGAATCTCAGCATCCAGTGCAGCCAGCTCATTCCGCGAGGCAACGCCAGCGGCAATGTCCGCCAGAAGATCTTCACGCGCCAGTTGAAGGGCATCCAGAGCATCATCCTCGGGGCGTTCCTGCACTGGCACCGCCTGGGCATTTCGAACCAGAGCCTCGAAACGTGCCACCTCATCCTCGGCAGCTTGCAAGGCTTGCAGGTGTTCCTTCACCTCATCAACAGCCGCTCCTTGGCTGATTTGCTGAATGCCATTACGCAGTGCACCAATTTCGCTATGGAGAGCCTGGAGGCGTAGTTCATCAGCTGAGATACCTTCTATCAGGCTGTCTAACTCAGTCTCTGCGGCCTTGATCTGCTCTTCCAGTCCAGGGTACGCATTTCCTGAGCCCCCTTTTTCCCTGGCTTTCAAGCCAGACAGCTCATCGCGAACCTGACGCAGTTTGATTTGCTGTCGACTGGTGCGCCCCCGCACTTGCCCAGCCTCATGCTCGGCGCTGGTCAGTTGTTCCTTGAGCTCGGATCGGTAGGCCAGCCGCTCCTTCAAGGAAAGAGTCGACTGATCAGTAGAGTCACTGGTCTTCTTGAAACTGGGAATCAAGCTGGTAAGGGCCTTACCCAATACCGTCTTGGGTTGTGGGGCGTTGCTCATGGTGGGCTGCTGGGTGGCCATGATGCCTCCTGTAGCGATGGCTGAGGAGCCTCTTCAGATCGAAACTGCATGTCATTCGGCTTGTTCTTTCACCTACATCACAGCAAATAGCGACGCCACCCGAGGTGTAACGTAGGTGATAGGTTGGCGAAGAAGGAGCGGCAGGATCGAAGGGGGAGCATGTTGTCGAAACTGAGAGGAAGGTCGGCCAGGGATGTGCCGGTAAAACCGGGCTGTTTGATCCGTCTACGCAGCGCCTCGTCTCTCCTTTGTATCCGGGATGGCGGTTGTGTGCCAGCTGAAAGCTGCTGTTTCCGTGCACAGAGGGATTTTCAGGGGGAGCATGCCTCTCGCCCCCATTTAAACCCCGTTTAAAATCCCACAGAAACGTTTAACGGATTTTCGGAGGGGTACGGTAGCTCCCAAGAGCAAAAACTCCTCATAGAGGCTCCTGGGAGCTTTTGGCGTTAGGCGACTTTAGCAGGCGGGCTGCTTGCCTGGAGCACCGCGACAAGCCCACGGCATCCACTCTCACTGATTTCATGAAGTTCGCGCGCCCGAGCTGCTTGCCTGCGGCAGAGACTTAGCAAACGCAGCACGTGATCGCCAGGTTCTCCCGGCACTGATGCATGGTCGAGATAGCCAGCTTCAAGGATTGCATCGATCAAGGACTCCAATTCCCCCAGAACCATGGAAGTGTCGATGTTTGCATTATCCAAATCCTCAACACGCTTCAGTAAGTCAATTCCGATTACATTGAACATTCTCAGGCCCCCCTAACGACATCTGCGTTAACCTTGCGTTGGCCGAGCTCAGCGGCCAGGTTCATGCACTTCACGGTGAAGTTGTTCACGACCAGCGGGTACAGCATGGAGATCGGCGCCCGACTGCTCCGGCTCTGGAGAGTGAGCCGTTCGCGCATGGCGTCATAGGCATCGGCATCGAAGACCTCGCCCGCCTCCTTGCCCAGGCGCTTGAGCTTCATCGCCAGATACGCCTCCAGGTGGTTGCCGAGCGGAGCGAGTTCAACCGGCTCAATCCGACGGATCACCTCACGCGCCTGCCAGTTGCGGCGCTCGTCCAGGGTGCCTTTCAGCTCGGGCTGGCCGATCAGGATGATGGCAATCAACCGCCGGAAACCATCCTCCAGCTCCCAGAAGCGCTTGAGGTACTTCAACGTCGCGACGGTCAGGTCATGGGCTTCTTCGATGATCAGCACATGGCTGTTGCCGCCACGGCTGGAGCCGGTCAGCAACCTCTCGATCTGGCGCGCCTTGGCTTCCAGAGAGCGCTTGGGCCGCTCCTGGGAGATGTCCTCGATGATGGCATCGCAGACGGCGCTGGCCGTCAGCCGCTCCTTGTCGATGGTACGAGGGAAGATCGGCGTGATGGCGTGCTCCTCACGCTGGATGCGGTCGATCAGGTCGCGACGCAGCACGCTCTTGCCGGCACCGGACTCGCCGATGACCGCCAGGAAGCCGCCGTGCTTGGCGGTGCTGAACATGTGCTCACGGATGTAGCGCTGGTCAGGCGCCAGGAATACGTCCTCGGCCCCCTGGACGTCGTCCAGGAAAGGGTCGCGGAACAGGCCGAAATGGCGGCGTGCGGTCTGTGTTAGCATGGCTTTCTCCGGTAGTTGATTCTCTTCAATGGCGATCGGAGCGGGGCCTCGGCCAGAGTGCGCGTTATCTTGGCGGATGGGGCGCACCCGGTCGGGGCTCTCGTCGTCTATCTCAAATGCCACCGCTATCTCCTTTTCGCTGGCACCCGCCTGGCGCAGGTAATCGGCTATCTGCTGCTGAAGAAAGCCTCTCGGTGTTCTGCCTGGCCAGGTATTGCGTGCAAGGATGCCGGTAATGATGGGCTTGGAAGGGTGCCGGCCGCTCGACAACACGACATGCTTCGACAGGTCGGCCTGCCTTACGCCGAGCGCCATCAACAATCTCCGAGCCTTAATCGGTCGACTTGCCGGCTGCCCCTCAATGGTTGGGTGAGTCTTGGTTGCAAGCATTACGATTCCTCCATGCTTAGCGGGCCAGGGCGACGGCCTTGAGTGCTCCCGGCTGCTCAGTCAGCCAGGCCACCAGGTCGTCGAGTTGCTCTTCCGGCACCCCCTCCGGGTGCCGCTCTTTCACCAGATCGCTCTCATCCGTAGTCAAACCGCGGCCAAGCCGGGCTCTGAGGAGCTTCAACGCCTCGATATGGGAGAGCGGTGCAAGCGTGGCTGTGCCGGCATTGGCGATATCCACCGCGGTGCCACGGCGTGCCATGTAGGCCGGCAGAGTTTCTGCCTCCAGGTAGCTAATCGGGTCGATCTCGCCGTTGAAGGGTGTCTGCCGCTTGGCACGGGCCTTATCCAGCTCCTGCTGGGTGTCGGCGCCGTAGGCCGCTTTGTCCATGGCCTTGCGGCTGGCATCCACGTCGGTATCGGGTTTGGCGGCGTAGTTCACACCGAACACCGGACTGTCCAGGTAGAAGCCGGCAGCGTCGCGCTCCAGGGGTAGGCACTCGACCTGCTCACCATCCTCTTTCAGAGCCACGAACACGTTTGGCGCCCGGTAAGGGTTCACGGTCACGATCACCGGCTCGCCGATTCGCACCCCCGGCAGTTCCGCGACGGAATAGGTTGCCGAGTCGAACCCCTTGATGGCATAGGAAATGGTCAGATCACCTCGCACCTTGCGCGGCTCGGGCTTGGTGCGCAGCAGCTGCTCGCACAGTTCACGCGGCGGACACAGCCGCAGCTGGTCGGGTCTAATGGTCTGCCAAAGACCGTAGCGAGTGGTGCGGGTACGCGTGTGGATCTTCTTGGCGTTGAAGTTTCGCATCCAGGCATGGGCTGCTTCATTGAGTGCCTCAAGACTTTCCACCTTCAAGAGAGACAGGCGCCCCTCGAAGCCACGCTCGACCAGGTCGTGGGTACGCTCCACCTGGCCCTTACTGCGAGGCTGGCCAGGGATGTGCGCCCAGTGCGTCACCTGCAACTGGTCCAGTAGGTTGCGGATCAGGTGCGATTGGTTGGCGCTACCCGCGTCCCACACCATCATCTGCGGCACACCATGGAAGGGGTCATGCGGGTGGCCGCGCTCCGGCCAGGCGCGCATCAGGAACTCGAACAGCGTCTCCTGATCCTCGCCGGCCGCCAGGAAGTACTCGACGTAGAAGGCACCGCTGTAGTGATCGGTGATCAGGTAGCGAAGCACTCGCTGGTTGACCACTTTGGCGGCATTCTGCGGCTTGTTCTTGTAGAAGCGCTTGGCGTCCATCACCGCCAGACCACCCTTGTCCAGGTAGTAGAGCACGCACACCGACACATCAAACTGGTGCACGTGGTTGGGGTGCTCGCTGCGCATCTGGGTGTGCGGTGTAGCCCGACCAACCTGGTCGGGATGCAGGCCATGCTCGCGCATCACGCGGGCATAGGTGTCAGCAGAAGCCTGTGTGGTGACGCCGCTGGACTCCGGGTTGGCCAGGGCGATCTCCAATGCCGCCTCCACCGACAGCAGCCGCTTGCCGCTGTCGCGGGTGCTCTGGCGCATGATGCTGGCCACCATCGCCGCTTCTTCCCGGCTGACCTGGCTGGCACCGCGATCCCGGCGGCGCTGGCGCTGCGCATCCCATCCAGCGGCCTTCAGGCCGCGGTAGACTCGGTCCTTCGAGCAGCTCAGGAACTGAGCGGCCCGCGCCACGATCTGGCCTTTCTGGCCGCGTGGTGCCTCGCGAAGCTCCTGGGCGACGCGGTCGAAATGGCGGAGTTCGTCGGCGCTGAAGGCGGTCATGACTGCTCGACCTCCTGCATCCAGCTGTCATCCACATCCAGGTCGACTGGCTCTAGCCCCAGCTCGATCTGCAGCTGGTCCAATTCGATGCGCAGTCGCGCCACCTGCTGGGCGCAGGCATGGCGCAGCTCGCGTGGCGCCTCCTCCCAATCAAGGATTTCGACCATCGCCGAGCGCGGCTCGAGCAACGCCGAGCGAGCCCGCAGACAGGTAGCCTCCAGCCTCTGAGAAAGCTCTCCTACCCGCTGATCGGGCGTCAGGTGCTGGCGGCGGTGCAGCTGCTCCTCCAGCTCAGCGATCCTGTTGGACTTGTCCTGGGTGACTCGGCGGGACGCCTCCAGCTCTTGGCGGCTATCCTCGGCTTGCTGCTTGAGTTCCTCCTTCTCCTTGGCATGCCGGGCCGCCATGTCCTCGATCAGCTCGACCAGGGCCTCCTTGTCCTCGATCTGTACCGCCTCGCCCTGAATGATCAGCTGACGTTCTTCTTCCGGGAGTTGGCGCAGCTTGCGAAGTTCGCGGTAACCGGCACCGACGGCCTGGAGGCTTTCCAACGCCTCTTCGCCGAAGGCGGCAAGGTTGCGAAGGTCTTCATCCACGGAGGTCTTGGAGCGGCCAATCGCTCGGCAGTAGCCGTCCCAAGTGCCGACGTCGTCGATTTTGTTGCCTTGTGAGTCAACGCAGGACACCCCCCTAAGTGCCCGATATGCCTTGGTTTCCTTCACTTCGGCCAGGGTGCGCAAAGTGACGACGGTCGCCAGTTTTGCGAACGACTGCGCCGTTCGGGCTTGGCCCAACAGCTGATTGGCCTGGTCGCGGGCTTCGCTATACCGCGCCAGCTCAGCCTTCTCGGCACCCTCGATCAAGGTGCGATCCTCCAGCTGCCGCTCGGCCAAGTCAGCGTGCTCCAGTTGGTCGCGGAGCGTGCCGGCGGTCATATCAGGGGACGATTCCATGCCCGATCTCCCTTACTGATCATTGGAGTAATTGGCCTGGCGATACGCCTCGGGGCTCAACCCCATGCGACGGCACACCACCAGCTCAGCATCACTCAGGCCATGCTTCAGCGCCGCGGTGCTGGACATCCCGGCCAGGTGTGAGCGGCACGCGGCCAGGCCTTGCTGTCGCAACCAGCGCGCCGTCTCCGGCCCAAAGATCCTCCCATCCCTCAACCCCTCGGCGATCAGCGCCTCGAGCTCCTGGGTAGAGCCTTCCTTCGGGTTGGCCTGACGGTATGCCTCGGCGCTCAGCCCCATCCCGCGACACACGGCCAACTCGGCATCACTCAGGCCTTGGTTGACAGCCCCGCGCTCAGCGCTAGTCGGCTCGACCGGATTGGCCTCACGATACTCGTCGGGGCTCAGGCCCATCTCCCGGCACACGGCAAGCTCGGTCGCTGTCAGGCCGCGGTTCTGCTGGCCAGCCTGATGCAGGGTGGGGGTGATCCCCGTGGCAATACGCTTGTGGTTACCCATGGGTGAGTTCCTCTCCTGTCACGTCTCGATATTCCCGGCGCACCGCCTGTACTCGGCTGAGCGCATCCCGCTGATAGGCGTGGGCCACCTTGGCCAGCTGAGAAGACACCCTCCATGAAGTGCCCTTGGTCCCCGGCACTGGCGCCTCGACTACCCAGCCGTGGGCCTCCAGGGTCTTCAGCAGCCGCCAGATCGTGGTCCTCGGTACCCGAACCCTCGCCTCCAGCTCGGCCAGGGTCTTGCCCTGGAAGCCGTCGTCCAGCAGCACCCCGAACACCACCAGGGCCTTGCTCACCGACTGGTTCAGCTCCTTACTCATGGCGGCCCCCCTCAAAGATTCGGTGGTGCAGCCGACGCTGGTCATCGAGCATGGTGAGCAGGTCACCCACGGTCAGCTCGGAGACCGTCTTGCCGGTGCCTCGGATCCGCGCTGCCAGGCCAGCCGCGATCTCGGACGACTCCGGTGTCACCAGCTTCGCGTTACTCATGACCTTTACCTCCGGTGTCGCGACGGCACTTCAACTTCTGGATGTAGCGATGGATGGAACTCTTTCCTGGGGCGCGATCCCCGAATTGACGGCGGCACTCCTCAGCCATCTCATTGAAGCTGAGGCGCCCCTGCAGCCCATGGATGAAGTCACGGATCTCGAGGTCACATTCGATCTTCGTCCAGCCACTTCCAGCCACGTGCAGCTCCACACTGGACATCTTCGCGTCGTTTGCAGCGGATGACGTGCTGGCCGCCTCTTGTTCCGCATGCTTGCGTATGGCCTCGCTCATCACCGCGAGTGCATCGGCGACCGACAGCTTGTCGATAGCCCCCAGCACCCGATCACACCGCCGGTTCAGCTCTGCTGTGTTCATCATCACGCCTCTCCCTCCAGTGCTGTGCCAAAGTCGAGCTCCGGCTGGCGATGCCGCTCGATCGTCCCCTGATGCCAGGCCAACTGCTCCATCGTGGTGTACAGCGCTCCTAGCGTGTCCTCGGCCTCCGCCTGGCCGTCGTAATAGCGCAGCAACAGGCCCACTGCTTCGGTAAAGCTCGCCTGTAGCGCGTTGATATCGGAGCCGCTAGCCCGCTTGCCGGTCGGGATGTCGATCAGCAGCTTGTGCCCGGAATGGCCGATGAAGCGCGTCACGTAATCGATCCCGCAGGCCTGCTCGAAGGGGCGAATCAGGATCGCCGGCATTCGGCCGCTTTCCAGCCACTTGTAGAGCGCCCACTTGCTGGGCAGGCCCATCAGGTCGGCGACGCGATCCACCGAGCGCTGGTGCTTCACCCGCGCATGCTCCAGGTTCCACTCCATCGCCTGCCGCAGCGAGCCGGGTTGCCGGTGCTTCCAACTCCGCCTGGTCATTGCCCTATCCCCTCAACCGTGCCTTCCAAACAAAGGGGGCTGGTGCCCCTGCCATCTCGCCGGACAGCCGTCTAACGTTTAGCTATGCCAAAGCCGCCGCACGTGAGACCCGAATGACACCCGAGTCCTCAGCCAAACGACGACGCAGCTCGCGCCCCTTTGGGCCGTTCCATGCACCTACAAGGGCAGAGCGGGCATTGGTGGGGTTATGGCCATGCTCACGACACCACGCCGCCAAAGTGGTGCCTCGGGCGATGAATCCGCCTCGTACTTGCTGATAAAGCTCAGGTCCGGGCTTCACGTCATTGCCGTTCATTGGCTTACACCTCAGAATTAGTGTTCACAAAGATTGCTCACGCACAGCTAGAATGAACAAGGGCTCATTCAATGTCAACATGGAATGAATCAGATCTCGAACATTTCGGTAGGCGGCTGGCAGCTGCTCGTAAGCAGGCCGGTGTCAACCAGACGGAACTAGCCAGTTGGGCTGGCATTGGGCGGCCGACTCTCAGCCGCTATGAGCGTGGCGAAGTTGCGCCAACCGCTGATGTGCTCGCTGCGCTCGCCTCACGTCTTCAGCCTCACGGAATTTCTCTAGAGTGGCTGCTGTATGGTGGGAAGGCAGCCGACGATGAAAATTGCTTTTCGATCAGGCTCAAGGGCATTGGAGCTCTGACAGCTTTGCGCTTTACAGCAGGCGGGATCGGTGAAGTCTTGATGAGCATGGGAGATGTGAAGCGCATACTTCAGGCATGGGGGGACTTGGAAAAGGCTCAACCAGAGCCTAACCAAGCGGTGCTAGAAAGCATGGAATCCATTCTTGCCCACTTTTATGAGCGCTACGAAGAGATTGAGATCATGGCGGATGTGCCGATTGCAGTTCATGGTGTAAAGCTGACTCCCGCTATCCCGGACTCCACCAAGCGTGAAGATCTATCGAGGTGGAGCGTCTCGAGAGGGATGGAGCCTTCACCGGAGCCCGCAGAGGATGATTCGGAGAAGGGCGGCGTTCGCCAGGATATTAGCGGTGAAGGGCATCAAATTGCAGGGGGTGATATCCAGAACAACGGTGGCGTTAGTATCGGCAGGAGCTACAAGAAGTGAGCGAGGTGGAGCGACAGCAGCCTAGTGTTCATCAGGTGATCAAAGGCGAGGGACACCAGGTTGCAGGCAACGACATCCACAACCACACGTACGTGGACGAGTACCAGCCATCATCTGATAACCCCAACCTACAGCCCTGCAAAATCTGCGGATGGCCCATCTCAGCGATCAACCCAACCGCATGCGGAAAGTGCGGTCACGACTATGTCCGAGAGGGTGCCATCGCCGCCGAGCGCGCCCGCAAGGATCGTGAGGGCATCGTCTTGGTTTCCATCTACGGCCTTGGCGCGCTGGTTGGCGTTGCCGCCTGGACTAGCAGCCGCACCTCGCTCGACTTCCTAAATGCCCTGGCCGTGTGTGGTGTGGCAGCGGTTGCCATCTGGGGCGGGTGGTGCTGGCTCCGAACATGGTGCTCGATGCAGTGGCAGTCTCTCAAGCGCCGGTGGTGGGATGGCGAGGGCTGACCCTCGACCAGTCCCCGAAGAACTCGATGCGGCTCCTCATCGCCCCTCGCAATACTGAAACATCCATTCCAAATCTCGTTTCGCGTAGTCCCGCTTAGCCAAAGGTCTTCCCGCATTTATCTTGCGCCGCTCCATGGAATTATCTTAAGAGGGGACAACCAGGCTGTGTCGGCCTGGAGCTCCCCTGCGCGTCGTGGAGATTCCCTGCTGCCGGCCGGATCTGTCCGGCCAGGCAGTGGTGAAGTACCGAGCTAGCTT